GCCATTTTACATTCCTCTTATTTTGGTTTAATCAATAGCCAAATGTTGAGTCTACAGGTTGATATATTTTCTCTCTGTGAAACTGTCTCATTTGATTTATCGTGTCGTTGATGCGTGGTCGTGACATAATCAGGTAACGTAGAGCATCGTATGCGTGATCAGATGCATTAGTATCTACGTCTTCTGGGTTGCGCTTATCCAGAGGAATACTTTGAAGCTCGCGTATCAGGTTAGGGCATGTATTAAATAATTGTATTTTGGGCCTACCGCTTTGCATGATCTTCAAGTATTCGTGGATTTGAATCTTTCCTTGTATTCTGTTCTTATCCGCTCTACGTAGCTTGTGTCCAGCTCGTTGTAGAGTTTCTCCAATTGTTGGCCCTGTAGTTCCTGTGCGACTCCAGCAAGCTGTGTCTAGAACTCCAGCAACCGAAAAGGGGTCTGCTAGTTCCATATTAGTTATTAGGTCTGCAAGCTCTGTGCCTAATAGTCCTTTCTGGTACAACTCACGATATATAATAAGTGTCCCGTCACTTGGGTCTACTGCACCCCAAATGCAAGCACTTTCAGATGCGTAACCATAATCTATTCCTTTGATTCGTTCCCAGTGTACAGGAATCTCAAAAGGCGTAATCACATGTATCTGCGGAACAAACTCTGTAAACGCTGCGCCTTCTGCAACGTCCCAGTTGCCGTCTAGAAGCTGCTGTCGCTGCGTTGGTGGCAGAGCCTTTAGCATCTTCTCATATCTGCCGTCAGTGGCTAGAAACGGGTTGTCCTGAAGCCTAGCGGGTATGAACTTACGTGTTAGCCCGTCACTGCCTTCAAACGACTCATGCGGTGGTGCAGGGTCTATGTAACGCTTCTTTACCCAGTTAGCTCCAGCACCGCCGGGATTTGCTGTGCAACGCATGTAGACCTGAATCTCTGAGTCTGTAGTACGAAGTCTAGAAGCCAAGTAGTTCCAAGCAAACTCAGTCGGAAGATGAGTAATCTCATCAAACCCTATCCAGCTATATGCTTGTCCCTGATACCGATAAACATCTGCATCTCGTTCCAAGAAGCCAAACTCAATCTTTGCACCGCTTGGAAAGTTCCAGAGCTTCTCTACTTCTTTGTACTTACAGCCCGGAAAAGCTTTAGGGTACAACTCGCGGCTCTTGTCTATTAGTTCTCGTAGTTCTGGCATAGAGCGTCTAATGATCAACCCTCTATGGGCTGAGCGGTGTGCATAGCGTAATGGGTCTACTAACATCGCGTAGGACTTACCACCACCTGCTGCACCACCATACAACACATCTGTCTCGCTAGAAGCAAGGAAGTCTTCTTGTGGGCCTTCATTGGCTTTAAAGATGATGTCTTCTTGTGCTTCTTGCGCTAAACCTTTTGGCAGGTTCTCAAGCTCTGTAGCTTCTAGAACATTTCCTTCTGTGCCCGAAGATGTTGCATCAAGCTTGTTAAGCGTCTTATTTGTTGTTTTAATGCTTTGCTTGTAGCTTTCTACTTTAGCTTGTGCTGCCTTTAACTTCTTCTGCTTTTCTCGGACGACTTTCTTTGCGTCCATCTTTGCTTTAGTCTCAGAATGAAAGTTATAACCACGGCTTTTAGATCCTTTTGCTCTGCCTGTCTTCTTACGCGGTGTACCATCAACCTTGAGTATAAACTCTCCGGCATCATCCTTTGCGTAGTTATCTGGGTTTAGTTCCCAATCAGTCATAGCGTTTGTCTGCTATCTTCTTTAAGCCCATGTGGGAGATAGTACGCCCTGTCTTGTGTTCTAAGAACATTGCGGCTTCGCGGAGACTCAGTGTCTTCTGCTTAACCATCTCTATCATCTTGTCTAGCTCTTCTAGCTGTTCGGGTATAGGCGTTAACAACTCTACGTTATTATCATCCAGCTTATAACCAAATGGAATAGTACTGCTAGATCTCCTCATAATTACCTTCTATGACTGTCTCTTGCTTTGCGGGCAATATAAACAACCCACCAGTAGTATTAACAGTTACATCGAGCCTGTCAGTCTTTCCTAGTCCTACGCGGTCTAGGATGGTCTGTGCTGCTTGTATACGCATGTTTGCTTGCGGTATAGGTTCAGCACTATCCATAATATGTACTAGCTTTAGGGCGGCCTTTGGCGCGCTCTGTGCCAGTATGTTCGTAGCGAGGTCTAAGATCTCTGTCTTCAGAGCTTTAACAACTGAGGGGTAGCTGGTTGCACTATAGCCTGCTAGTTCTGCTGCATGCTTAGCATCTCCACCACATTCCATAAGGTGTTGCAGGAATGACTCTTGTTTAGTTGTTAAGGCTTTAGAACTCATTGTATCTGCTTCTTTCATTGTATTACTACAGTATATACTCAGAATGAGCAGTTGTCAAGTAGTTTATGCTAAAAAGTTATAAAGAATGTACGAAAGTGCTTGACAAAACCCCATTCTAGTCCTATAATGAATATTAAGACCCCCGGGGTTATATAGACATATCAGCAGTCATCTTCTTGTGTATCTCCCTTCCCCGTTTCAGTCATGTGCATATATCTAAACAGCCCCACAACAGTTCCCTTTAAAGTCTTTGAAGCTGCCGCGCTAACTGGTATACACTCCAAAGCCTTCCAAAATGTATAACATTGTATATATATAGGGGGGAGGGGCCATGGCGACCTGCCCACCCTCTCCAAAGGCTCCATAGCTAAAAGCCCTACACTATAAAGTCTCCAAAGTCTAGAAAAACTTTAAAAACTTTTTAGCTGAATCTATCTAGTTTACTAATTGCAAGAACTTTAAAGACTTTTTAGTATTAATAGCTAAAAGCTATAAAGGCTCAATAGAATCAAGCATTTAGCTATAACTCTATTCCTACTATCTATAGTCGATACAGATTATTAGAATACCCGCTTTAAAGCCCTTCTAAGCTCTTTTATCCTTACCCGTCACACTGCTATCAAATAGCCCGCCAAATCCCTTAGACCTCAAAACGCCCATCTAGTCGCAACTATTTTCATCCAACCTATTGCAATCTAGTATTGTTGTATGCTATTCGCGCGCGCCCGCTCTTTATATGGTTTTATCCGGCCTGTTTTTGGTTCTTGAGTTGCTTATAATTAATTATTGGGGCCTCCTTAAAATTAATTAAAATAAAACTTGTACTTCCTTCAATTAGTCCGTAATGTACACCCATCGAAACAAACCAAACTAAATAACTAAAAAGGCCTTACCCATGACTAACTTACTATTAAACGAGAAGACTATCCCCACATTAGCGCGCGGTTTTGTACAGGGCGTAAATAATAAGGTAAAAATGCAAGACGCAATTACCGAATCGATGCAAGCTTTTATAGCTGATAAAAACATGCAAGCAAAAACGCAGCTTGAAAATCTATGGCTAGCACTGGAACATAACAAAAAGGCGCTGGCTGTTTTGCGGTCGCAGTACAACACAATCAGCAAACGCGTCAAAAAAGCGAACGGTGCAGAGAATCCGGTCGCGCTCACAGTCACCGAGGGCGTATTGACTGAGGTTGTGCCGCGCAATAAAGCAGCAGCCGGTGAAAGTGCGGGCGAAAGTGAAAGCGTCACAGAATCGACCGCGACCGCCCCAGATCTGGCCTTAATATCAGCACTCGAAACACTAGACCGCATGCTAAAAGCTTGCAAGGATACCGAACAACGCGCAGCTTTAAAGCTTGCAATTGCTAGACTGGCCGCGACTGTTTAAAGGTATATATTCAAGCCCATGCGCGTATCGGTGGGCTTTATAGATATACTTTTTATAACTAATTATAAGGGTGAAACCATGAAAATCAAAGTTGAATGTACGCTTGAAGTTGACCCAAAAGTAATAAAGCAATTAATGCAAGAAAGGTGTTTAGCTGATAGTGACGAGACTATTCGGTGCTTTATTAGGTCGCATGTATTATCTGCTGGCGTAGGGGTTTTAAGTGACGCGCTTTACTATGCTCATCTTCCAGATGCTATTGACGTAATCAAAACAAATATATAAGGGTGAAACCATGAAAAAACGAGAATCATTTTATGCGCGCAGAAAAAAGCGTGAGCGCATGCGCGAGATTAAAAGCGTGGGTTTAATTTTACTTGCCACCATTCCATTGAGTGCAATGGCGTATATTGTGGGTGCAATAGTGATTGCAGGCCCGTTATAATTAATTATAAGCCAAACTAAAAAAGAGAGTGTTTATCATGAAATTATTATCAACAAGTGCAAGCAATCCAAAAATTGCAAAGACCCAGAAAAAAGAGAAGGTTCAAACGCGGGTCGCGTCCCTGTCACTCTATCCCGATCACATTATCTGCGCGGGGAGTAAGGCCGCAAAGTGTATGGATGGCTGCTTAAAATCAGCGGGCATGGGAGTGTTTAGCAACGTGAAGGCCGGACGCAAAGCAAAGACGGATTGGTTTCACGCCGATCAAGTGGGGTTCTTGGATCAACTACGCAAAGAGCTAGGCAACTTCGACAAACTTTGCAAACGCACCGGATCTGTGGGTGTAGTCCGGCTGAATACCATAAGCGATATTGCGTGGGAGTCTCTGGGCATACCACAATTATTTCCTGACCTGAGTTTTTATGACTATACGAAACGAGTCCAGCGGATCGGCAACACTCCGACCAACTATAAATTGATGTTTAGCTATAGCGGGGCACGGACGTATCAAAAGCAGGTCGCGCAGTTGCCGGACGGATACCCGATGGCCGTAGTATTCAGGCACAGTTTGCCAACGCATTTCATGGGGCGCGTAGTTATTGACGGGGATAAAAGCGACCTCGATAATCTGCGCGGCGGTCATGTAGTCGTGGGCCTGTTAGCTAAAGGCAAAGCCAAAAAAGATACCAGTGGTTTTGTGGTTGATTCTAATCTAATCGCGGTCGGTGGTTGATCGTTATAATTAATTATAAGGAATAAGATTATGTTTGATATATATTGCGCCCATTGTGGCGAACCGTGGGAACAAGACATGCTGCACGATGTGGAGGGCATGGACTATATGCAAGCGGCGGGAGCCTTTCAGGTGCAAGGCTGCATAGTATTCCAGATACTACGCCAGCGCATTCAGGGTAAGGGCGGTGTGTGTTGGGCTAAGAAGGTCGTGAGTACTGAGGAGCTGGCAGGTATCAACGCAGCCCATGAGATGAGCGACTACCCCGAAGAGTGGGACTATGATATGGCGCGGTCTATATTTACGGGTGACTTTAACATCAACGATATTTTTTGAGGGCAGGGCAATGAGTAGATCAATACTGATTGAAATGAAATCGCAATACGGGAATGCTGTGATCTATCCAGCGTGTGACAATGCAATGACGTTTGCAAGGCTGGCTGGAACCAAGACGCTTACCAAGCAGGCGCTGGAGTTGATCGAGCAGCTAGGCTATACCATTGATACCCATACCCCAGATTGGAGGGCTACCCATGATAGCTAATGATTTTTTTGAATGGCTCAATACGGCTGAGTGTTTCGGCAGAGCTGACGGTGAGACTGTAGTGCAGGAGTTTGGTGCTGAGTATGAGATCGTCAACAGCCCAACCGATTACTATGCGCCTATCATTGTGGAGTTTACTGACGGGTCGCGTGTGGAAACTAATTACAAGGGCGAGTTCGACATAGCCTAATTACTTATAATTAATTATAACGGAGAATGAAAATGTTTATATCTAAAAAAGGTTGGACGCTGTTCAACAATGCAGATGAGAAGGTAGTGATGGATGAGCTGTTGAAAACTAATGACGGTGAGCTATGGATCATTGAGGGTGGCAACCCACCACACAAGCCATCAAGTACTGGCAGGGTGTGGGTGCGACCACTGGGTGCTGAAGGAATGCAGCGCGAGTTCTTTCCCACGGTGTTTAACTTGGAGTGGAGAGAAGACAATGATTCTAACTGAACGAGAGCTTAAAGCTTTGAGCGGCCAGCGCATCAAGACAGCGGGCGGTTATTACTTTGAAGAGGAGCAGGACAGGACAAAATACTGTCGGCATCCTGAGCAACTAGACTGGACGCAGCCATGTCCTATATGCAAGCGGAGGGTACGAGTACAGTGAAACTATCAGACGTAACAGTGAAGGAGATCGCAGAGTTTAAAGACCTGTACAAGTGGGTGTGTAGTTTACCTATTGATGGTACAGACCGTAGGATTCTGATGGATGTTATTGATGTGAGCTGTAAGCTTAATACTAAACTACTGCACGAGCAGGGAAAACTGATATGAGTGTTAAAAAGAATTACTTAATTGATAAAGTTATACAGGAAATACAGATTGATCTGATGATGGGCGACACTGACCCTATCTGGGAGCTGTTGAAAACAGTAGATGAGAAGGTGTTGCTTGCTTACCTGCCTGAAGTTGAAGCCGAGCAGGTTCTAGTACTCAATGGTTAAGTGTAGCTGCGGCAAGACAGCCGATGTAATTGAACGTGGCGTGTATGTTTGCGCTGCTTGTTGGATAAAACAAAACCCTAATTGGAGATACATAACATGCAAGAATTATTTAAAGCTTTAGAAGTGTACATTGACGAGCGTATCCTCGTTAGAACTAATGATCTTGAAGGCTTACAGATACGAGATGCCAATAGAATCGCAGAGTTGGAGAGTCGTGTGAGAGGCCTTGAAGATAATTCTTTTGATAACAACGAGGCAAATATCATTAACATTAAAGAGAAGCTAGAAGACTTTGAGTACAGAATAGCTGAGCTAGAATGTACGATAGAAGATAAGGTCAGCGAAGATTATGTTGATCATCTGATAGAGGACGTTAAGAGTGCCTATGACTTGGACGCAGCAGCACACGATGCAGTGGTCACAATCTTAACAAGAGAAACCTTTAAGCTAGTGCGAGGAGATTGATATGTGGGCAATAGACTTTAGTGAGTTCGGCTGTACTCAGTACGCTGCAACCCTAGAAGATGCACATAAAATTGGTCAGCGTGGCGGGCCATTCTATATTATAACGTATTTAGGAGAGAACAATGACAGCTAAACTGAAGATGCAGATAGATATTGAGCAGCCGATACAGGTTTATAAGGTAATGATGTCCGAAGTGAGTGGTTACTTCATAGATGTTGCGGCCTCTAGCCCTGAAGAAGCCCTAGAGTATGCCAATATCAACAAGAAATCAGGGGTGTACAAGCCTTATGGCCTACAAGTAGTGGATGTATCACCCGTTGAGGTTGTAACTGAGGACACTCCATAGTCTTTATAGAGTACAGAAGTTCTATTGTGTCCTTATAATTAATTATAACAAACAACACTGAATATATTTAGTTGACTTAGAAAACTTAAAAGGATTATAATCTCCTTTCAGGATGAGTCAACTCAGGAATAAACTTATTTTAATAATAGTATGTTTATATACATACAACTGGAGATAGATATGAATAATATTACACCAATGTTTGCAAACAACAGCGCGTTAAACACCATCAAGGCTAGAGGTTATGGGTCAGCAGGGTTTGATATAGGTGTTTCACCTTTGATGTATAACACAGAGGAAGGTGAGGCCGTACACTATCAGAGTTCCAAGTCTGTTATCTACCGCACTGATACGGGTTCAGAGTTAGGTATCCACGGTCATGGTTACAAACCTGTTGCACCTAAACATATGATTGACGTAACAAGGAACATCATTGAGCGTTCTGACCTGTCCATCAATGGGATGGAGGAGACCATTCGTACATCACACAACGGTGCAAGAACCTTTGTTCAGTATCGTTTGCCAGAGCATACTTATAAGACCGCTGACGGTGACAGTGCGTCCCTTAGTCTGTTGTCCATCTCATCCTTTGATGGTACTTGGCCGTTCATGATTAGTGCTGCTGCGATTCAAGCAGCCTGTACAAACCTTCAGGTCTTTGTAGGTGGTGAGGTGTCAGTGTTTAAAGCTAAGCACACTAGGTCTTTGGACATTGAGAACGGTGGACGGGTGATTACTAAGTCACTCCAGTTGTTCCATCACGAGCGTGACCTGTGGCAGCAGTGGCAGGGTACAGATGTTACCGCGCAGCAGGCGTTTAGATTCTTTGCTGAAGCATTGAAGTGCAAGGGAGCTTTGAATCTTCTGAGTGACACAGCTTCTACTCCGTTAGATCCAGTGACTGTCATGTACGCTATGCCTAGACGTAACCTGAACTTAGAATATATCTGGAAGCAGTACATCAATGTCTATTCTAAACGCCTTGGACATAACTACTGGGCCGTGTATAATGCACTGACTGATTGGTCAACGCACCACGGTGCAACACGCACTGCAAGCTCAGAGAACATTGCAGCTATTCAGAACGAGAGACAGCAAGTAGTACGGGATGCTGTTAGAACTAGCCACTACATGAAGGCGGCATAATATGACAAAGACATTTGGTCAATACCACCTCAGTCTGAACCTGCGTAATGGCGTGGGTTTAGATCTGGAGTTCACTGATACAAGAGCTATCTGGGTTGTGATAAACGAAGGTGAGTACGAGGCAGCACAGTTCGAGGGTATTGTTTTATCTATGCCCTTCTGTGTTGTTACACTGGGCCGCATATACTTAGCGGAGGAGTGATCATGGCAACAGGACAGACACATGGCGGCAAAGGCAGTTCAGCTCGGCCAGTAGATAAGAAGAAGTTCGACAGTAACTTTGATGCGATCTTTAAGAAGACCTTTGCAGAACATAAAGACTATAAAGAAAAGGAGAAGAAGGATGTTCCAACAGACTCTAATGGGAAGCCCTAACCCTGATGCGATGGCTACTGCAAGGGCAGCAACAGATGTAGTAGAAGGTAAGGTTCCGCTCAGGACAGCGTGTAGTATGTACAACGTAAGAGAGCAGGCAGTCATCCAATACATCATCGACAAGACTGAATACGAAACCGTTCGACAGATGAGGGAAGAGTAGAATGATCCACGAAGAAGAATATATTAAGCATGCAATACAGCAGGTAGTCTCATGGCACTTAGCTCGTAACCTTATACACGGTTCAAGCGATAAAGATCAGGTGCTTAAACTTATACAAGAAGTAGGTGAGCTGTCGGATAGTATTTGTAAGGAGCAGTCACCCATTGATGACATCGGAGACATCATGGTTGTGTTGATTAACATCATCGTGCGAAACAACCTGTCAGTAACTGAGTGCTTGAACCATGCTTACAATGACATCAAGGATCGCAAGGGTAAGATGATAGACGGTATCTTTGTGAAGGAAGAAGACATGAACGGCAACAAGTAAGAGTTGTCAATTGATATTTAAAGTGATACAATCCTTAAACATTTTTAAACCAACAGAAGGAAAAGCAACATGGCAATACTACAAGGCGCAGCATTTTGGGCATCAGTAACTACACCCAATACAACATTTGAACCTGTCTACTCCGTGAACTTAGTTGTGGATGAAGCAACTGCCGAAGACTTTAAGTCTCGTGGCTTCACCATTAAGCAGATGGACGAAGGCCCATCGGTTGTTATTAAGCGTAAGGTCAACGGCCCTAACGGTATGGTTCGACAGGCTCCACGTTTAGTAGACGCAAACAAGAACCCACTCGATGCCCGTGTAGGTAACGGATCAAACGTGAAGGTTCAGTACAAAGAGTGGCAGTCAGAGTGGAAAGGCAAGACCTTCTACGGGTTGGACTTTCAAGCTATGCAGGTTATCGACTTAGTAGAAGTTGGTTCACCCGATGGCTCAGAGTTTGACGCACTCGATGAAGGCATGGAGGACGAACTGTAATGGGCATTGTAACCGTAGATGACATGCAGTATGACTCAGACCTACTATCAGACGAGGGTAGGGCTATCCTGACTCACCTGATAGAGGCTGATAAGAGAGGACAAGAAGCCGCGATCACTGTTGGCTTAATGCAAGCAGCTACAATTAATTTAATAGCTGAACTTAAATCTAACCACCTCACGGAAGAGATGATTGCAACAGAGGAAGTTGAGCAAACCGAGGAGTAAGGCGTATGCCTTTTGTAAAGTTCCACCAGCCGTGTAATGAATGCGGTTCAAGCGATGCAGCTTCTGTCAATGATGACGGGTCTGCATGGTGCTTTAGCTGCAACAAGTATTTTAAAGACTACAGCACATCGGAAGTGCAACAACCAGATACCGTAACGGACTTTGAAGTGTATCAAAGGAACAGCAAGATGGAACAGAGTTCATACCAACAAGCAAGCCCAGCTTCATTTAATGAATTAACTGACCGCAAGATAAGCTTAGCTACTGCTAAGAAGTACGGTGTTAAATCAACTATGGCGGGCGGTAAGATTGATAAGCATTACTATCCCTACTACAACGGCCACGAGTTTGCAGGTACAAAGATTCGTAAAGCTAACAAGGACTTTGCATGGACAGGGAGTCCAAAGGAAGTAGGATTGTTTGGAGAGAACCTGTTCAAGGCAGGTGGTAAGTTTATAACTTTAACAGAAGGCGAGTGCGATGCGATGGCTGCTTACGAACTTATGGGTTCTAAGTGGCCAGCCGTATCTATAAAGTCAGGGGCACAAGGAGGTGTCCGTGATGTTAAAGAGAACTTAGAATACCTAGAGTCATTTGATTCTGTTGTCATTAACTTTGACAACGACAAGGTGGGCAAGGAAGCAGCTCACGCTATTGCAAAACTATTAACCCCCGGCAAAGCTAAACTGATGACACTGCCTGTGGACTACAAAGATGCCAACGATATGTTGCGCCAAGGTAGACACGCTGCATATGTCAGTGCTTTCTGGGACGCTAAAGTCTACACACCATCCGGTGTATTGAATCTATCTGACCAGCTTGGTGCATACCAGAAGCTACGGACAGAAAAGAAAACAGCTATCCCTTACCCTTGGCAGGGCTTAAACAAAAAGCTAGAAGGCATGAGAGCTGGTGAGTTAGTTACTCTTACTGGTGGTACAGGTCTAGGCAAGTCATCTATTACTCGTGAGATCGAACACTGGTTGATCGAGAACACACAAGATAACGTGGGTGTTGTAGCTCTTGAGGAGAACTGGTCACGAACTGCTGAAGGTATCATGGCAGTGGAGGCTAACGCTAAGCTTCACCTCGACAGTGTTAAGTCTACATTCACAGACGATCAGCTAGACCAATGCTTCAAGAAAGTATTCATGGGTGAGAACGAGGGGCGTGTATGGATTCATGCACACCACGGTGTCAACAACCTAGATGATATCTTCAGCAAGCTACGCTACATGATCATCGGTCTAGATTGTAAATGGATTGTAGTAGATCACTTGCACATGCTTGTACTCTCTACGCTTGAGAACGATGAGCGTAAAGCTATTGACGGCATCATGCACCGACTACGTACTATGGTAGAAGAGACAGGGTGCGGTATGATCCTAGTGTCTCACCTCCGTAGAGTAGAGGGCAACCGTGGACACGAGAACGGTATCGAGACAGGGCTATCACACCTTAGAGGCTCGCAGAGTATTGCTCAGTTGTCTGACTGCGTGATTGCACTTGAGCGTAACCAACAATCAGAAGATGAGATAGAAGCATCGACCACTAAGGTTAGGGTGTTGAAGTCTAGGTACACTGGTGATGTTGGCGTAGCTTGTAGTCTATTGTATGACGGTAAGACAGGGCGCTTGAGAGAACTTGATAGCTATGATGAGTCACAGTTTGATGGAGATATAATATGAGCAAGGCACCATATGGAACTTACGCATTTCAAGAAGCACTTAAACAACTGAGACAGTTGAAGCCTGATCTGGTTTATTCTTGTGCGTATTCAAAGCAGGGAACAGTTTTCAATAGTTTCTTGATAGCTAAAAATAGAACACGCTTTAGACCAGTGGGTGTATTGGACTGGGCGCACTTCACTATGGCAGGGCTGAGAGTGGCAATACAGTATGACGTTTTAGATGAGTACTATTTAGAGATGCTTAAAGATCCTCGCAGCCCCTCTAATACATGGAAGAATACAGAAAAAGAAAACAGATTAAAAGAAAAATACAGTCACAGCTTAGGTGAACCCCATGAGTAACTTAGTATTTGATATAGAAGCAGACGGCTTAGACCCCACGAAGATCCATTGTATTGTGGCTCAAGATGTGGACACGATGGACGTTTTTACATTCGACAACACCCAACTGCAAGAGGGCTACGACATGCTCTCCTCTGCAACTAAACTAATTGGACACAACCTGATAGGCTATGACATTCCTGCCATCAAAAAGATTTCAGGCGTTGATCTGTTTGACAAGAAGATCGTTGATACACTCGTACTGTCACGCCTCTTCAAGCCAACCCGCGAAGGCAACCACGGTCTTGAGGGCTGGGGCTACAGGTTGGGCTTCAAGAAAGGCGACTTCGGACAACAAGAAGATGCGTGGGATGTATACACACCTGAGATGTTAGAGTACTGCAAGAACGATGTGCTTCTTAATACTAAAGTATATGAAGCTTTGAAGCTTGAGAGCCGTGGCTTTACTCCTCAGTGTGTGCAAATAGAACACGCAGTGGCACGGATCATAGATGTCCAACGTGACAACGGCTTTGTACTGGACGTTGAGAAGGTCATGGGGTTGATGGCTATGTTTGAAACCAAGCTGCATGACATTACAGTAGAGGTTCACGAAGAGTTCCGTCCGGTTGTGACAACGCAGATACTCTCACCCAAGTTCACAGCTACTGGCGCATTAGCTAAGACAGCTACAGATCAGCACGGTAAGGGCACACGCCTGTCTGATGACGAGTACGAGCGTCTTACTCTGGACATGGACACGAAGCCTATTGCACGACACACTGAGACAGAGTTTAACTTAGGCTCACGCAAGCAGATCGGCGAGTACCTGATTCGTTTCGGCTGGAACCCCACTAAGCATACACCTACAGGTCAGCCGATTGTAGATGAGTCCACGCTAAACAGGGTTAAGAACATTCCACAGGCCGCAATGATTGCCAAGTACCTAATGTTACAGAAGCGTTTAGCTCAGACTAAGAGCTGGATCAAGGAGCTTAACGAAGAGACAGGCAGAGTACATGGGTACGTTAATCCTAATGGTGCTGTGACTTCGCGCATGACGCACTCACATCCCAACATGGCCCAGATTCCAAGCAGTAGCTCACCCTATGGTACTGAGTGCCGCTCTTGTTGGACTGTGCCTGAAGGCTACAAGCTGGTGGGTATAGATGCTTCTGGCTTAGAACTACGTATGCTTGCACACTATTTAAATGACGAGGGCTACACAAATGAAATCCTTAACGGAGACATACACACCACTAATCAAGAACTTGCAGGACTTGAATCTAGAAATCAGGCAAAAACTTTCATCTATGCCCTCTTGTACGGGGCGGGAGATGCTAAGCTTGGATCAGTGGCTGGAAGAGGTAGAGCTGCTGGTAAAGGACTTAGACAACGCTTCTTTGATAATCTCCCATCATTCAAGACTCTTACGGGACGAGTACAAAGAGAAGCTAAAAGCGGAGTTGTTAAAGCACTAGACGGTAGACGCTTGACTGTTCGCTCAGAACATGCCGCCCTAAATACTTTGTTGCAGGGTGCAGGAGCTATCGTAATGAAGAAGGCTTTAATTATTTTAGAGAAGTTGATAGTTCAGAATGGATTAGACGCTAAGTTCGTAGCCAACGTCCACGATGAATGGCAGATAGAATGCAGAGAAGATCATGCAGACGCAGTAGGTAAGCTAGGTGTTGCAGCTATTGTGCAGGCTGGCTTAGAACTTAATCTTAATTGTCCACTAGACGGAGACTATAATGTTGGAAACAACTGGAGTGAAACTCATTAAAACAGATTGCAATAAGTGTGGTGACTTTCTTGAAGACAGTAACTGGAACCCTTCTTTTAAAAGAAAGTCCCTTTACATCTGTCGTACTTGCAACCACCCTAACCGTGCAACTATTAACCCGAAGAGCAACCCGCTTAGAATGTTTGTTAACGGCAGGTATGTTTCTAAGTCCCACCCGTTGTATAAGGCGGGACGTTACTCTAGCTTTGGAGCTGCTGCATTCTCTGCGCTTGAAGGCTACGAAAAATCTATCGCGGGCTATGTGTATGTTATCTCGAACCCCTCGTGGGAAGGCTGGTTCAAAGTTGGAATGGCTGTTGATGCATATGATAGATGCTCTCAGTACCAGACCTCCTCACCTTTCAGAGATTATGAAGTAGAGTATTGCAAACACTTTGAAGACAGAAGAAAAGCTGAAGGTGTTGCACATAAGCTATTGAAAAATGTAGAGCATAAAGGCGAATGGTTTAACACAGACCTGAGCGTTATAAAGAATGCAATTAAAACAATAGAAGGCGTATAGCGATGAGCTTACATGATTTAGTACCTGACATTTACAACGAGCTTGAGAAGCTATCAGACGATGGCAAACCTTTACCGCTCACTGAAGAGAACATTGATCGGACTATATCAGGAATGAAAGAAGCCCTGATGTCGTGGGCAACACCACGGAAACGAGACTCCGCTTTCACTGTTCGGATGTCTAACGTAGGTAAACCTGCTCGTCAGTTGTGGTACGAGAAGCGTGATCCAAAAGGCCGTGGTGGTATTGACGGCCCGACACAGATTAAGTTCTTGTACGGCCACTTGCTTGAAGAGATTGTACTAATGTTGGTACGCATGGTGGACTATGAAGTAACAGACGAGCAGAAAGAAGTTACAGTTGATGGCATCGTAGGTCACATGGACTGCAAGATAAATGGTGAGGTGGTAGATGTTAAGACTGCATCACGCTTTGCATTCAACAAGTTTAAAGAAGGGCGCTTAGCGCAGGACGATCCGTTCGGTTACATGGGTCAGCTTGCAGGCTATGAAGAAGCAGAAGGCACAGAGGGTGGCGGGTTCTTGGTGTTGAACAAAGAGAGCGGTGAGCTTTGTATGTTTATACCTGATGATCTGGATAAGCCCAACATTAAATCTTCTATTAGTCAACTACTGCCTGCGTTAGAGCTTGATGTCCCTCCTGCTATTTGTTATGATCCAGTACCAGATGGCAAGAAAGGCAACATGAAACTAGCCAAGGGTTGTAACTGGTGTAAGTATAAGCACGAGTGCTTCAAAGACTCTAACGATGGACAGGGCTTGAGGACATTTAAATATTCAAATGGCTACACGCACTTAACTGAAGTAGTAGCTGAACCTAAAGTGGAAGAATTCTTATGAACAGAAGACGCAGTAAACGCATAGAGCGACAGGCAGAGAGCTTGCTTATTCAGTGGCTCAAGGGTCTACTAACCGAAGAAGAAGCAGAGAAAGTAAACATGGGCAACTACAAGTCTATGTTGCCTGTACAGACACACTTCATGGCTCAGCGAACGATGTACTTAAACGCCTATCATCCGAAGTGGCTCAAGCGTAAAATAAAACAGCTTATAAAAATCTTCCCAGCCATTGAAATCGAAGATGTTAACTTGGAGATGATCACATGGAAAGTCAATCAGCGGTCGTTGGCACCATCCCAATAGAGGAATTAATAATTCAAGTAGGGCGGTGGTTAAACGCCGACCCTATTAACTCTATTACTGAAATAGATTCTTGGATACTTAGCGACATACTTGTTGTATTAGATGCAGAACTAGAACGAAGGGAGGCGACAGCACATTGAAAAAAGTTAAGAAGGGTTACCGTAAAGCACGGTACAAACGCCCAGTAGAAAAAGATGTAGTGAAAGGCTATGACTCTAACTGGGAATATGAACTACACTCAGGCATCTTAGAAGCGTGGAGCTTTCACGTTGATAAGGTTCCTTACACAGTTGACCACAAGTACGAACCAGACTTTGTAAGAGAGATTGACGGGAAGAAGATACTGCTTGAAGCCAAGGGAAGGTTCTGGGACTTTGCGGAATACAGCAAGTATGTCTGGATAAGCAAGGTTCTCCCAGATGATATTGAGCTAGTGTTTTTGTTTGCTAACCCTAGCGCCCCGATGCCTCAAGCTACAAGACGTAAGGACGGGACAAAGAGATCTCACGGAGAGTGGGCAAGCTCCAAAGGGTTTAGGTGGTTCAGCGAAGATAGCATACCAGACAGTTGGATCAACACAGACAAGCGAGAAACTTTCGATGACTGAGATAGAGCATGGTAAAGATGAAAGACGAGACAGATACTTGCGCAAAAAGAAAAAGGTTCTGGGTAAGCCCGAACAAGTTACAGACCGACACAGTGCAGAGCCTTTTAAGCGCAAACGTAATATACCAACCAGAGAGAACTATGATGAGTATTAATGACGCAACACCTTTTGACTGGGATCGCTTACGCCAAGCACATCCGCCGCTTGAGTTAGAAAAGACAGGCTTAGAGCCTTGGGCTACGATGGCAGAGGAAGAGGCAGAAGAAGACGTAGTAAACAACCCTAACCATTACAACACTGGCAACGTAGAGTGTATTGAAGCCATTGAAGAGTCGATGACTCCTGAAGCTTTCAGGGGCTACCTCAAGGGCAACTGCATGAAGTACCTGTGGCGCTATAACTACAAAGGCAAGCCCGTACAAGATCTTCAGAAAGCTCAATGGTACTTAGCTGAACTGATAAAGGAACTGGTGTTTGACCATGAGTGATAGCCCTACAATGGTAAGAGCAGTATCCAAATAGGGCAGTTATGGTAAGCAGAGTGATCAGCCTCTGCAAAACAATGCAAGATGAACTAGATTTTAAATTACAACATCAAGAATTCAGACGGGACTTAATGCCATGAGTGATGTATACTTCTATATCAAGTGGGCAGTAATAGGATTTATAATCGGCTGGCCCATCGGTTACGTAATAGGCACATACTTACTATAATAATTTTGAGGAATAACAATGGATCAGTATCAACAGTTTATACACAAGAGCCGCTACGCACGATGGATTCCAGAAGAGAAGCGCAGAGAAACATGGCACGAAACAGTCAACCGTTATGTGGACTTCTGGAAAGATCGTGGACAGATAGACGAGAAGACAGCGTTAAAGTTATTTAATGCAATACATAACCTAGAAGTCATGCCTAGCATGCGTTGTATGATGACAGCAGGTGTAGCACTAGACAAGGATAACGTAGCAGGGTTTAACTGTAGCTATCTGCACATTGATTCACCACGCAGCTTTGACGAGCTAATGTATGTACTGATGTGTGGTACTGGTGTAGGCTTTAGCGTAGAGCGCAACTACATAAACAAGCTTCCAGAAGTTGCTGAGAGCTTTCACAAGACCGACAGCGTGATCGTTGTGTCAGACAGTAAGATTGGTTGGGCCTCTGCCTTCCGTGAGCTTATCGCTATGCTGTATGCTGGTAAGATACCACAGTGGGACACAAGCAGAGTACGTGGTGCAGGTGAGCGTCTAAAGACTTTCGGTGGTCGTGCTTCAGGGCCAGAGCCATTGATTGATTTGTTTAACTTCTGTATCGAAGTGTTCCAGAAGGCACAGGGTCGTAAGCTAACATCCATTGAGTGTCACGATATCGTATGTAAGATTGCAGACATTGTAGTTGTTGGTGGTGTTAGACGTTCAGCATTGATCAGCCTGTCAAACCTTTCGGATCAACGCATGGCTAAAGCTAAGTCAGGTCAGTGGTGGGTCAATGAAGGACACAGAGCGTTAGCTAACAACAGCGTAGCGTACACTGAGAAGCCTGACTTCCAAGCATTCCTGTCAGAGATGCAGACGATGTACGAGAGCAAGGCGGGTGAGCGTGGTATCTTTAGCCGCGTAGCAGCACAGAAGATTGCAGGACGCAATGGCCGCAGAGATGAGACGTATGAGTTCGGAACTAATCCTTGCAGTGAGATAATTTTACGCAGTAACCAGTTTTGCAACCTCAGTGAGATTGTTGTACGTGCAGACGATACACTAGAGACACTAAAGGCTAAGTCAGAGATTGCAGCTATCATCGGAACACTACAAGCTACGCTGACAGACTTCCGTTACCTGCGTAACTGTTGGAAGAAGAACACCGAAGAAGAAGCATTGCTTGGCGTGAGCATGACAGGCATTATGGATCATAAAGTAACCAGCCGCTCTGACGGCTCACCAATGTTAGCTGCGTGGCTAGAGGGAATTAGAGATGTTGCTGTGGCTACTAATAAGAAGTGGGCTGAGAAGCTTGGCATTAACCAGTCTGCTGCTATTACGGCTGTTAAGCCGAGTGGTACTGTATCCCAGCTTGTTGATTCTGCTAGTGGTATCCATCCTCGTTTCTCTGAGTATTACATTCGCCGTGTACGTTCAGACAAAAAAGATCCACTTGCAGTCTTCATGGAAGAAAAAGGATTCCCAGTAGAACAGGATGTTATGTCTCCAAGCTCTTCAGTCTTTAGCTTCCCTGTGAAGGCTCCAAAGACTTCTGTGACTGTTAAAGATGTAGGTGCTATGCAGCAGCTAGAACTTTGGAAGACTTTCCAGAACCACTGGTGTGAGCATAAGCCAAGTATCACTGTTTACTATACAGACGATGAGTTCCTGCAAGTAGCACAGTGGATCTGGGATAACTTTGACATCTGCTCTGGTATCAGCTTACTTCCTGTCAGTGACCACGTATATCAACAGGCTCCATACGAAGACATCACGGCTGAGCAGTACAAAGAACTTCTAGCTGCTATGCCAAAGGGTGTTGACTGGGCTGACTTAGGTAACCACGAGAAAGAAGATAACACTACAGGCTCTCAAGAGTTAGCATGTACTGGTGGCGCTTGTGAAATCGTCTAAGCGCGAGGCCAACATCTTGGGTTTCAGTATCCTTGTGAATCAGAAAGGTCATGTCGTGACAGAAATGTCCGGCATCACCGAGAAGGATTTGCATCTTGCTTTTAAAGGAGAGGAATTGGAAATTATAAGAAACATTGTACATCTTACGAAACCAAAACTAGAAGAACTGCATGATTTTCTAGAACGTGAGCTGAGTGCAATGAATCATCAGGTGTAAAATGTATTAAGTATGTATGAGTGTTGTCTCTGGGTTAACGTACTCAGGAACACAATAGGCAAGGACAGGTGTATGGTACTTTCTACGAGTACCTTGGATGGTAAGCTCTTCTGCAAACCATCTGCACCTGTCTAAGTCTTCCCAATAGCTTTTAGCTTTCGCGTCAACCTCCCCGTTAACAGAAACAATCAACGCAAATACAAGCTGCTTTACCACTTAACTTTATCTGCCCAGTAAGCCGCAGACATTTTACCTTTAGCTATGTTCTTACCGTGACGGGCTTTAAAGCTTGCGCGTTTCTTCTTCATTGCTTCTGACTCACCGGCTCTGGGTTTGCCTGCGGTACTAGCTCCTTGTTCTCCAAAGCGGATTGTCTTAGTCTTGTCTCCGACTTTCGCCACAACCACATGGCTTTTCGTATCGTGGCTTGGTGTGCGCTTCGGTTTGTTATAGCCGCTTACTCCTGCGTTGGTTAGCTTGCTGTCCTTTTTCATTTTGTAACCTTCCCGCCTCTATTCATTTTTTTGTCTAGCTGAAAAACACCTTTAAACTTTTCTATGGTTGGGCGAGTGCCTTTTGAAACGCTATGGGCAGCCTGCGTAACCTTGTCAGCTGCTTTTCTTTGTATGTCTTTTGCTTTTGCAGCTAAGCTAGAGTCGCGCCGAGGTTTTGATGTCATCGGTGGCAGTGGTGAGGGTGCTGGTTTTACAGGCTTATAGCTTCCTCTTTTGACAGGCTCACCTGTAATTATAGTCTTAGAGTTTTTATATTCGGCTGGCTTGCCCTGTGGAATTCCTGCTTTTTTAACTCTATCTGTATTTTTAAAAATTGTTTTCATTTCTAGCTCCTGTAAGTTTTAGTTTTCTTTGCAATCTTCTTGGGCTGTGCGCTGTGTTGCTTGCCTGCTTTTGTATCTTTCTTTTTCTTGGCGGTGGTTGCCGCATACTGTGCAGGTGTTAAAGCCTTGATAGCCTTCTTAGGCAAGTAACGCTCACCAGTTTTAGCACTAGGCTTACCTGACTTAGTGCCCCACTCTTGCTTAGTCCATTTCTTTAAAGACTTCTGTGATTTTGCAAGTGCCATTATTTTTTCTTCCTTGCTTTTTTCTTAGCGGTGTCAGACAGCTCTTTCAAATGAAATAGTTTTACACTTGTTTTGCCGTGAGTCTTTCCAGAATGCAACGAACCGTCAGGCATCTTATGAGTGCCTCCTGTGTGCAGTGTTCCGTCTTTCTTGTAATGGTTTACGCCTTTCATTTGTACCCTCCTCCTTTAGCTTTGTATTCTTTAGCCAGCATCTGAGCCTTCCTAGCTGACCACTGTCCTGCTTTACCACCCTTAGTGCCCGCCTTGATACTGTTAAACAGACGTTTACGCAGTGCGGGTTTAGTGTAGTTTCCTGCTGCGTTTACTGTTGATTTCTTTTTAGCTGCTGCCATTTAAATAACTCCAAAAGCTTTAAAAAGTAAATATAGAGCTAACGGTAAAACCACTAGACCTCCTGTCCCCCACAACAACGCTGACCAGAGCAACGCTAAGTTGGTTGCTCTTCTGTGTTTACGTAGGCGTTCTGCTTTATCTCTTTTCTGTTTACAATCAGATTGAAACTTTAACCAGTCTGCATGTAAGTTTGCACGGCCAGCATAGATCATCTGTTCTTTGAGCCACTCTTCCTGCTCTTTAATTTTTTCTAGTTGCATAAAACACTGGAGTTCGTTAGACCCTCCAGTGCGGTTTGCCTTCTTAGCTATTGCGGATTTACTGTCAAAGTATGTAGTAGCTTGTTCTGCTACGTCATACAGCTCCTTGCCGTTTGATAATGCTCCTTTAATGACTTGAAATGCCGCATTAGCTGCTGCAATTTCAGCTAACATTATCTCTCCCTCTGTACGCCTTTGACTTTTTCTGCGGTACGCATAGCACCAAGTCCCAACATGCCCATCAAAACACTCGTAAGTAACGCACTGTCTACAGCAGGCACAGTGAACCATATACCTAGAATAGGACTAATGATCGTAGAATACAAAAGAGCAAACCCACATATCCAGCCAATCGCAGGTCTCCAACCGGCCACAAACAAACTCTTGTGTGCCGCTTCAGCCTTGTTGACTTCAAGCTGGCCTTTAGCCAACTCTTGTGCGTGTTTCTCTGCCATCGTACTTAGTTCAAATGCGATAGCATTCTTCTGATCTTTGTCTTCTATAAACTTATCTAGTAGCCCTGTTACAGGCCCAATCAACGAAGTTAAAATAGTCATATTGGTTCCTCAATAACACCACATTACAGGAGCTTTGTCAGCTCCGACAATCCTGCTATCCACATGGATGAAAGTACGAGCGATTCCAACGCCAGTAAATCCCATTTGAATAGCCTGTTCCACGATCTTGTATCTTTGATTTCCGTTACTAACTTTAATATCCGCTGCGATTCCTTGGGCATGGGTTCCTGCTTTCTCCTTACGTTTCTCAATTGAGTGGTCTTTACTTCTAAAGCCACTAGTTATGATGAACGGGAACCCGCAAGCCTCTCTGAGTTGATCAAGCTTATGAATGAACTCCGCGTCCATCTCGTTGTCGCCAGTTTCTTGGCAATCAAAATCTTCTAGTTTAAAATATTTAAAGTCGCTCATTAGTTACAGTTCCTTTTAAGTGCGCTGAGAACCTTGCCGCCTGCATTCTTCTGAACCCTTCCCCCCGCTGCCATGTTTAGCGCACGTAAAGGGTCTTCAATGTCCATGTAAGCTGGCCCAGCACTTTCGTTATACGGCAGCCCTGTAATCTTATTGATGCGTTCATCAGGCTCAGAAGGAGCGTTAGCGACAGGCTTAGATATTTTACCGCCTGTAGATTTACGCATCCTTTCCATGCTTTCAAGGGCTTCCTCAGTAGGATACTCAGGTGTGTGTAAAGGAACATTACTAAAAGATTGATAATCAAGTGACAAATTATGTTGAAGTTCTTCTAGTTCTTCAGAGCTATTAACAGGAGTCTTCATTACTATGCTCAGCATCTTACTTTTTGAAAGCGGCTCAGCCATAGATACACCAGATGCAAAACCTTCAATTTGACTTTTACTCATCTTAGCATCAAATAACATTTGCATTGTTTGTTCTTTACCAACTAATGTTTCAGCAGCTACAATTTTTCTGTAAAGTTCTTGCTCTACTTTATACTTTGCACGTTGTCGTGCGCGGTATCTGTTTTGAAGTTCCTCAGTTGTTTTCTGATAGTCTGGAGAAGAGCTTACAAGATTTTTTAAACCTCCTTTATAGTCATTAACAGCAAACAACAGAGCATCTGCAACATCTAATTTTTCTAAGTTGACACTGGTTAAATTTTTCATCAGCTCTCTATTAAGGTCTTTAGTTTTACCAGTAGACCTGTTGCGTTCTCCTGAAGCTACGTCTATTAAATTTACTGCTGACGTAACAGTTCCCGGAGCTAATCTATCAAACACAAGATATCCTACATTGGCGGCTTTCTCACCGAAACTCATGCCTTCAGGAAACAGCTCTTTTCCTTTAGCTGAGCGACCTGTAGGGCTAATTACAGCAGACCCAACGTCTGTCAATAAATCAGCTAAGATTGTTTGACTTACAAACGGCTTGACGACAGACGCAGCGGCTTGGAGAGACACATCTAATATGCGTGTATTGAGAGCGTCTCCTTCAAGATTCTTACTGAGAAGTTCATTTCTTATTATACGCAGAGGATCTTTAACGGCTGTAAAAGGATCGTGAGAAGCTGTATCAAAATACAACATATCTCCAGTTTCCTCGTCTGTATGCCATATCCTTGGCGCTACTTTTGACCACGGCTTCTCGGTTAAGATATGTGCAGCTTTTGCTTTTTCGTCATCGTTACCGAACATAAGTTTTGCAGAGGCTGCTGCACTATAGCCAACGGCTGTGTTTGTAACTGTCATGCCCGCTAGTCTTTGCGTTCCTCGCGCTACTAAAGTAGCATTACCTGAAGCCATTTCTTTACCAGCTTGACGCAGGATATTTACTTGTACTCTTATACTTTCGGCAGGGAAAGAAACAAAACTACCAAACGGTAAATCTTTTAAAGCTTTAATTCCAAAAGGTACACGATCATAATTAGCATAAGTGTTTTGAGTAATACGAGCTGCTTCAGCTTCAAGAACATCTAACGGTTCTCCAGTGTTAGCTTTCTTCAAAGTATCTAGCTCTGATAAAAATGTATTAATTTTATAGTAATCATCTGTTGCAACATAAATATCTTCAACACGTTTTAACGCCGTTTCTCCTTTCTGAAAAACTTGTTTATTTATATCTCTACCGTAAGGGACGCTTTCGTCAACCCATTTAAAGCCCTCAGTTTTTTGCGCTCTATAACCAGTTTCAAGCAGCTCTCTATATTCATTTACTTGTACGTTAGTATTAATGATTCCTAGCCGCAGGTATTTTTCATACGACTCATCGAGCGCCGCGTCTCCGCCTTGAACTATAGAGTTTCTCAGGTTTGAAAAAATTTCAAAAGTATCTTTACGCAACGGATTAACGCCATTTGCAGCCGACATGACTGCACCACCTGTTAAGTTTTTCATGTGGGTCATGTGGCTGTAGACAGTCTTCCATTTTTGAACAGTGCTTTGCACTCCTAGATACTTTCTGTATGTTTCGTTTTCTCTGAGCTTTCCTATTTTACCTTGCTTATCTTTAATAGCTGTCAACATTTCTTTGCTTGTGTACATGCCATCTAGCTCAGAATTAGTCCCTGTTATTTTTTCACCGTACATGCCGTCAGGATCAGGGGATTCAGCTTTTCGGATGTACCCGCCCGATTCTCCTAAGTCTTTGAGAGTCCCAAAAAATTTATTTGTTTCAGCCAGCTTTGTCATTTTACTAACTGTCAATATAATATTTTCTGAGGGTTCTTTTATTTCACCCATGAAAGCTCTAATTTCGTCTGGAATATCTTTACGCCCTGTAAGCATCGCAGTGTTTACTTTTCGTATACGCTCTAAATAATTAGCAGTATCTTTTAGGTCGTTGTCAGTTAGCAGATCTTTTAAAAAAGTGTCAGCTTTGTTAAATGCAAACTCTTCAGAAAGATCAGGATCATTATTTTGAAACTGTTTAATTAAAAAATCTCTAGCGTCTTCGGTCACATCATCAGAAGGGACATAGCCTTTATCTTCATATAGACGATAAGACCTTCTAAGATACTTTCCAGCTCCTTCTACAATTGCTTCTTTAAGATCATCGGGAACAGCCGAAGAATTAACAAGATCTTTAGACAGCCCGTCAATCTGATTTCGTGCGTTGACCAGTTCAGTTGCAATGTTTTTAGGCAGGTTAAATTGATTAACTACATCGCTTACTTGATCTTCAAAGCTCCACCCTTTACCAAAAGTAATATCAAGGCCATCATCAAAAAGACTTTGAACAGTTTCTAATACTTGCGGGCCTTCGTTAGTTTCAACAATATCGTCTAAGTGTTTTTGTAATCTATTAGCTGTATTTTCAGCTTTAGCAATTTGCTGGCGCTGTGCATGCATAGAGTTTTCATAAGCGTTATACGCATTTTTAGACCAGTACCCACGGCTTTGAAAAAACTGATTAGTCATTCTTTTTAACTTACTGCTAAAAGAGTTGCCGTTTTGCTGTGCCATTTGTTTTGCTGCTTCAGGAGTTTCTTCGTATACAATACGGCCTTCGGTTTTTCCTAGGTCAGTTGTAAACTCAGCCTCGTCAAAATAAGAATCTTTTGTACGAGGAGAAACAACAGACCCTAGTTTCCCTACTGCGGCAGTGACAGGTTTAAGTACAACATCTACACCTTTACCAACAGTCTTAGTTGATATGTCTTTAGCGGCTTTTAAATGCTCCATCATTATCTGGCCTTTTTCTGTATTTGTAAGCTTTGATACTTGCTTACCAAACAGTTTAGAAGACCACCAAGTTAACTTAGCCGCTCCACCTACAACTTCACCCAACACGCCAAGAGTCATTTCTTCGCCTACAAGCTTTAAACGCTTTTCAAGTTGAGTGTCGTCTTCGTCTATAGCCATGAACGAAACAAAATCATTTTGTAAGTTAGGAGGAAGCAACTCTTCGGCTACATTAAACAGGCTTTCAGTATCAGGATCAGCTAGTATTTGAGTAACGGCTGTAGCTCCTACTAGACCTTTACGAAACGTAGAAAGATCTTTAAGTTTTTTCATTATCGCAACGCGCCAAGCGCCTGCAATATAAGGTGCTACGCCCAGCACCGTGCCCGCTGTTGTTTCAGTGTCTTTTATTTCTCCTTCAGGAGTAAACACTGCTTCGCCTGTAAGAGCTTGTAGCGGTGCCATGTTTTGTTTAGTGCGTAACTTAGACAGTACTTCATATTGGGCAGCTTTATTTTCAAAACCTAACATCCCTTTAGCTTCTTCTGCCATTTGCTTTACATTAACTATTAAATTAACAGGGTCTAAGTTTTCAGCGGTGTCAGCTACTACTCTGCCAACGTCAGCAAAAAAACTAGGCTCGTTCTTTTCTTCTACTTGTACAGTATCTACAGGTGCAGAAGGTGCGGGAGGCAGTGCTCTTAGATTTGTAAGTTGTTCGCTTGTTAGTGCAGTAGGCGCAGCAGGCGTTTTAGTTACAGGCGCTGCTGTGGGCAACGCTCTGAGAGCTTCAAGTTGTTCAGGTGTTAACGACATTTAAAACTCCTTATTTATAATGAATCTATAAAAGCTTTAGCGGCGGCAGGGTCTGCATTATCTAAGAGTGCTTGATCTGCTGGCGTTAGCGTATTCCATATTACAGGGTCTACTTTATAAATATTTGTAGTTAAAGCTACTACAGGGGATGGTGAGCTGCTCAACCCTGGAGGAACTCCAGCCACAGGAGAGCGTGGAGTTATACCTTTACTTCTTAGGTTTTCTCCGTATTCTGCTGCTACTGCTGCGTTAGTGTTCCACCTGTTATAATTTTCTTGTATTTTTTTCTGCTGGGCTTTGTACTCTGGACTACCTGCTTTATAATTACTTAACGATGCAATTAATGTAGATATACTTGCTGAATCTGTATATTGGTTTGCTAGTGTTGTTGTTAAAACTCCATCTTGAAATTTATCAACAAGATTAGAAGTGTTTGTTATGTACTTACTAAGCAGGCCAGCAATATTAGAATATTCTTGAGGAGTCTTAATATTCATAATGTTCAAGTTTAACTTATCTTGAACTTCTGCAACAAAGTTAGAAAGAGCAGAAGTTTTAAGAAGACCTTTTGCTTCCTTTGCTAAATTGTTAGTTACTTGCATAGCGTCAGCAGCATCTCTCAACCCTTCTGGACTATCAGTAAAATCAGTAATAACTTCTTGTGTTACAACTGTATCTGTTTCGTCAGTTATTGTATTTATTGTTTCTGTAGTTGTAAATTTAACTGCTCGTTCACTTACTACTTTTACTTCTTCTGTTTTGTTTACCTTTAGGGTCGCTGTTTCATTTGCTATTGCTTCTAAGTCTTCAGCACCTATAGCGGTTGCAAAGTTATACGAAAGTAAAACATCTTTAGTTTGTGCATACCGCTTATCAAAAGCTTGCATAGCTTCGGCGCTTTTAGCCATGTCTCCAGTACGAATAGCTGACATTACTTCAGCGTCTTGTTCACTTTTTGACTGGCCTTTAAAAAGTCTGGTAGCTCCCCCAAGTATTGCACCACCCACAGTACTAGGACGAGCTTTATCTAGTTTAGAAGATAGCTCTGTATTGTAATCTTCAAATGTTCCAATACTTTGTGAAAGTTTATAGCCTTCTTCTTGTTCTCTTGCTCGTTGTTCTGCTAAAGGTGTAAGTTGTTTTTTTATAAACTGATCTAGAAGTCTTTCGTCTCCTGCGATGTCAAGCCCTAGTGTAGGGAGAAGACCCGCTTTATATTTAGGTTTCATCTGATCATAATAATATGATGCACCGCCTTGCCCGCTTTTTAAGATTAAAGCTTGTTCATTAGCCAGCTCTTCTTTGGTATTAACGGCTGATTTATACTTTAATTTTTCTGCCATTATTTTTTCGTTCTTTTCAAACGTAGCTCGCTTAGTTTCAAACACTGACTCAAGTCCAGTTTTAAGGCCCTTCCCTAGAAGTTTAGCAGCAGCATATTTTAAAGCGTTTCTTTCGCTATCTTTTTTATTTTTTTCATTATCTTTTTTAACATTTGAAAGTAATGATTTTGCAAAGTTATCAATAGCCATTATTTAATATCCTTTATGCTTGTTGAAGTGTCGGCGGGGCCATTAAACTTGGAGCCGCTTCAGCTTGTTCTTGTGGAGCAGCGGGAGGTGCAAGCAAACTTTCAGCAGGGATCACAGGTAAACTCTCAATCTGCTTCATAATCTTTTGCGGTACTGCGCCCATAGGAACATTTCCTGACTTAGCAGCTTTTTTCAAACCTTCACTTTTTTTAGAATCAAACGTAATACCAAACATTTCTTCTTCGTCAATTTCGTCTTCTTCTTCTCCGCGATAAATAACTACGTCAATATCTGCGCGTTCGGTTAGAGCTAATAAGATGTATGCTAAAGGCTCTAAAAGCATTATCATCAAATCAGGATTCCACTTACCCCGTTGAAAACCATCAAACAAAATGACCTGCACTAAATCCATTATAGGAGTTTTATTTGCAAGTGCTTGCATAGTCTGCATGTAGGTTTGTTCTTCAATAATATTTAAAAACAAATACTCAACAGCTTCGTGAACATTATTATATTCTGTCGCTTGTTCATAAGGCGCAGGACTTTCTGGATCACGAGTTAATGATTGGCCGGGAATCGGACGCTTTCCTTGCGCTATGTACTGTGTGTATGCTTCGTCTGCCATAATTATTGTCCTAATCTCGATTTAAGGTTGGTTAAATATTCTTTATTCAAGTTGTATTGAGACGCACCGTTTCCCCAAGGATTCAAGTTAAAGAAGTCTTGATTTGCTGCATATGCTTGCGGATCAAAAGAAGCTGCTCTAGCTGACCTGATACCAGACGTTGCAGCAGTATCTTGAAGCTGTATATTTGACGAAGTTGTTCGATCAATGTAGTCTCCCTGTTGATCAATGTTTGCTGCTTTTTTAATGTACTTTGAAGGCAAACCAGTAATTGTAGCAACAGTATCATCAATAGCGTCTGGTATTATATTGCCTGCTTTATCTATAGCGTAAGCTTTAGCCTCAGTAAACTTTTTAGATAAGTAAGACGGATCAGCTGCTTGGCCTGTAACATCTATATTTGATAAATCTAACCCTTGTGCATCCATAAGATTAGGCGGTGGAATGTACGTTTGAGTGCTTGCATAAGATGCAGGAGTAAGATCAGGGGTTACAACACTTGTTGGATTAGGGGTTACAACACTTGTTGGATCAGGAGTTACAACACTTGTTGTAGTAGCAGTTGTAGCAGTTGCTGGATCAGCTAACAAACTTGTATCAGCAGTCACCACAGACGTTTGGCCCGGAGGAAGGTCTGGCCCTGTCGAGGATTTTAAAGTAGACGGATCGGCGCTTGTTAGTCCAGCATCTTCTGGAACAACGCCATCTATGTCAGCAAAATCTCCAGTTTTAATATCTGGCTGTGTAGTAGACGCATTTAGTTTAGCCATTGTTTTATCTATGTAGGCTTGACCATATTTATTGTTTCCGGTAAGTGTGTCCATACTAAATAAATCGTTACCTGCTTTGGCTACATCAAGTACTGCGTTCTGTGCTGTTTTAAAAACATCTCCAAAGTTTGTCATTTCAGTAATGTCAATTTTATCAAGAGTCAACTCTTTTATAAACTCACCAGCGCCCGGGATTTTATTTAGTACCGTCCCGACAGTTTGCCCGATGACTTTTGTTACGCCTTGGGTTACAGTTTTAAACACACTACTTGCTTTTGTGCCAATTTGAATAGCGGCATTTACAAAATGACCTGCGCCAGCAACTAAAGCGTTTGCTGAACCCATAGCAGTCACCGCCCACGTTCCGAGCATCTGTCCAAGTCCCGGCAAAAGCAAACCTAAACCTATTTGGCCTACAATGCCTAGCTTCCCCATGAACTTACCCACGCTTTTAAAAGCAGATTTAATCCCTTTGCCAATTTTCTTGACTGTTTTTTTAACACCTTTCCAAACTTTGCTTAACCAACCCATGTGTATATCCTCTAATTATGATGTAAAGAAACCGTCAACAATACCAACAAGAAGACTAGACGAAGTAGATCCATCTCCACCTTGTGCGCCTGCTTCGTTTCCAAGAGCAACTGCGTATAGTTGTGTCTTCCGCGTCTCTTCGTTTTCGTATGAAGTCCGTATATAATCTGCTTCGTCTCTAAGCTGCTGCCACATTTGAGTTTGATCTAACGCAGACATGTTATATGCGTTCTGTACGTTTTGTTGGTTGGCTGCGTTCTGCATAGCCGTATCAGCAGAGTTAGCTTGTCTACGCCATGCAATATTAGATTGTTCTACTGCTTGAGCGTTGGCTGAGTTCCAAGTGTCGCGCTGAGTCTCAATAGAAACATTAAATTTATCTATGTCTGCATTTAGCTGAGCAGTAAAAATATCTGCTTGCTGTGTGTTACCAGCGTTAATAGCCTTAACACGGTTAGCTTCGCCTACGTTAAAAGACTCCATAGCATTCCTAGCAGTAGCATTAAACTGTTTCATGTTATTTGACTGACTAATTACAAACTGATCTATTTGATTTTGAGACGTAGCTCCAAACTGTTTAGCAGCGTTAACAGCAGCTTGATCAGACAACAAAGCTTGTTGCTGCAACTGCTGATCCATTATAATGCCTTGTTGATTGTTGTTTAAATTAGCCATGTCCATAGTCAAGAAGTTCTTAGCATTCTCTACTGATACTCTAGTACGTGCATCAGCATTAGCAAGATCAGTCTGCGTTAACATTGTGGCGTTTTGCAAAGCTGATTGTTGTTCTGCACTAAACTTAGTAGCTGTCATAGTCTGCATGAACTTGCTGTTTGCCATTTCCATTTGTTGCTCGTTGCTCATCTTGCTCATATCAAAGTTAGCGTTCATTTGAGCATTAAACATTGCTGCGTTTTGCTCATTGCTAAGATTTGCTAAGCCCATTGCTTGAGCAAGCTGTGCGTTAACCTGTCCGGCTTGCATTTTCTTTTCAAAGATTTGAAGCTGTGCAACATTTTCAGCATTCATGCTTTCTGAATCAGCTTGATTCTGGAACGTCAAGTTAGCAAGCTGTACTTTTTCAGAGGCACTTAACTGGGCCATCTCTGCGCCCTGTCGTAAGTCCTCGTTCTTAGCCATCATGTTAGTATAAATAGTCAGCTCTTGAAGCTTCATGCGATTAGCTTCAGTCATGTTTGCACTGTCTGTAGCAGCTCTTTCAGAAAGATTAGCTAGTTCCATCTGTTGCTCGTTATTCAGATTTGCTAAATCCATCTGTTGTGCAAGAGACGCATTGGTCTTTTTAAAGTCTACAAGAGTATTAAGATTAGTTAAACGCTCTTGGTTTGTAGCAGTCATTGTGTCTTTAGACGCTGCGTTCTGTTCTGTCAAGTTAGACAGCTCTACTTGTAGCTCAGTAGATAGGTTGGCTTTCTCCATGTCTTGTGACAACTCAGCTTGGCGCATAGTCCTAGCAATCTGAGCGTTATAAGAAGCAAGCGTAGACTGTTGCTCAGCAGTTAAGTTTTGTGACCCAGCAGCATTAAGGGCTTGCAAGTTTGCCAAGTCCATCTGCGCGCCAGTATTCAAGTTAGCAATAGCTGTTTGCTGACGTTGCGAAGACTCTTGTTGTGCGCGCTGCTGAGCCATTTGAGCGTTAGTAAGGTTAGTTTCTTGCTGTTGTTGTGCAGTAGTCATCACTGCTTGTTGATCAAACGTGCTTTGTTGTACTTTAATCTGCTGTGCCATGTCTGCTGTTTGAGATGCAGCAGTCTGTTCGTTAGCAAGGTTCTGCATACGGACTTGCATAACATTCTGTGCAGTAGACATGTTAGCTTGTTGTTCGTTGCTAAGGTTCTGCTGCGCTCGTTGCTGTAGAGCCTGTGCGTTGCTCTGAGCAATTGGAAGCGCACTCTGGATGATAGCATTAAATAACGCATCGCGGCCTACAGTGGACGTTGCTAAGCCTCTCTGAGCCATTCTAGCTTCGATGGCTGCAACGGCTGGTCTAGCCCACGCAGGAGTCTCGCCGTCTTCCATGCCTGCCAACAAGCCTTCCATCTGTGTAGATACAAGAGCTTCTGCTGGTAGAGCTGCAATAGCTGCAACTGTTTGTGGATCAGCACCTGAGTCTAGTTGCGCTTCTACGCTTGCAGGATCTTGAGTAATAGCCGCTGTAATTTCTGCGGGCATGTTAGCAACAACTGCCATCATGTCTGCTGCGGCTGATGTACGCTCTTTGCCTGTAACTGCGCTCATCTGTGCAGCAGCGGCTGTAGGAACACCCCCAATCTGAGAAGCATTACCTTTAGGCGCTTCGCCTGTAATGGCTTGACGGCCTTCAAAGTCTACAGAAGGTACATTACCTAGTTCATTTTCTACGCGGCTTTTTGCTTGGCCTACTTGTGCAACACGTTCTCTAGCTAATACAAACTCTGGAATAGCTTCTAGGTCAACACCTTCTGTTGATACAATGTCTAACAGATCTTTTTGCTCTCGATCAGACATTGTTTGAGCTATGCGCTGAGCCACTTGAGGATCACGAGCTTCAACGACTTTAAAGCGTTCGTCTGACGTAACGGCAGTTGCGTAGTCTCGTTCTGCTGGTCGATCTGCGGCTGTTCCCATTGCTGCACGTTCTGCTGCTGCATCGCGTTGAGCTGTTTTAACAGTCGCGGCTGTAGCTTGACCCGCCTCGGCCACTTGGCTTACTTCGCCTTCAGCAGCGTCAATAGGGCCAAGTTTTCCGCTTACTTCGCTAGCATCGTATGTCTTTGCTTTACCATCACCTAACTCAGCAGTTGCTGTAGACGCTGTGCCTTGCTTAGCGGTAAAAGTTGAACCATCAACACCATAACCCGCAGAAGCAGTAGGCGAAGGCCCTAGCTTTTCAACGTCTGTAGAAATACCCATAGACTGTAGTTCTTGTTCGGCTACTGCTCCTCTTTGTCCTCCAGCGGCTGCACGTTGTTGTTTAGTATAAATACCATAACCGCCTGCTTGACCAATATCGCTTGGAACAGCCGTCATCTTATCTAGCGTTACGGCTTCAGGAGCGTACCGGTTAACTACAGGAGCTGTGCCTGACCCGTCATAACCACTGCCACTACTGCCGCCACTGCCATTGTTACCGCCGCCGCCAGCGCCGTATGAAACACCAAAATTGTTATTTGGACGACCCATGTTTGCTCCTTGATTATTTATTTCTTGATAATTAATGTTTGATATTTCCTGCGCTATCGCTTCTTCTTGTTCAGGAGTCAACGAGGGCACTGGCTCTGATGTTGGTTCTGGAGTTGCATTAGTGTTTGAGGAGCTTCCATATCCAGCTCCTGTAGATAATTCATAAACAGGAGCGCGATAGTTCCCAGCCTCATCTAAACCGCCCTCCGATACTAATATAGGCTCTGCTTCAACAATGACCTCTTCAATTTCAGGTTTAGGTTCAGGTTCAGGTTCAGGGGTAGGCGTTGTCGCTGGGCCTCCGCCATAACCATAGCCTTGTCCACCGAAGCCACCTTTCGAGATATCAAAATAATTACTTCCGGGCCTGTAGCCTCCCACATTAGTGGGGTTGTACTGATAGTTAGAAGGCCCGCCACCACCAGAAGAGCCGTAAGTCACGACTTCGTTTATACTGCCGCCGGAATAAGCCATAGCTCTATAGTTTTTTAGTTTCTTTAAAGCTTTTTTTGCATTTGTTTTTTTCATCAATATGCCTATATTATGATACTTGTTGAAAGTCTAAATCTTTTAAATATACATAAGCAGCTTTTAATGACTCTTCTGTAGCATTTTTCGGAAAAGAAACTTCGCAACCCTCTAATGTATGGACATACGAAGTATCTTTTGCAAGCTCGTCATATGCATAGTTTTCAGGATAATTTATTTTGAGTTCTGGTAGAAGAGTATGTTCATGTAGTCTTCCTTGTTTTTCCATCTTCTCTAAAGCTACTGAGTAATCATCCATCCAGTTAAAATCTTGTTTTACTCTAGACTCACGCATAACAATCCCGACAGTACGTTCATCATAAATATAAGTAGCGGGCCTTTCGTCCGTAGAATAAAAAGTTAAGTAGCCTTCAAGAGCTTCGTGCTTTAAACGCAACATCTGTAATGTATCTTCTCCGATTCTAAGGCTTTCATTAAATCTAAACTTAGCTGCTTCTCGGCTAAACCACGTTACGCGACAATGTATTTCATTGCCCTCGCTATACTTTTGCTGTCCTTTATAATACTTCAAGTGTAAACTTTCAAAGTACACGGCCTTTTCGTGGCTTAGCCCAGAAGTGTTTTTAAACATGTCATAATAATCTACGCTTAGTAAATCTTCATAATCTCCAGTAAAGGGTTGGATAAGCGCCACACCATTTTCATAGTTTCTAAAAGACATCTGTTGTACTAAACACACTGCATCTGGAGGGGTTTCTAAACCTGCTAAGTGTTGATACATCCAAACACCGTGCCTAGTTAAAAAGTCATCTCCGTCTATCAACACACAGTATTCATTGTCAGAAGCTAAAAAAATATCAAATACTGAGTTTTTTCCTCTAGCTGGGGTTCCATTACTGCTCGAAACATGATATACTATTCTTTCAGATTTACAGTAATCCTCTGCTTCCTTTTGATAATCTTTATTTAAAGTATTTATTACTACTTCTATTTGATCTTTAGGAATGTTACTGTATTCTACAGAGGTATGTCTCTGTAGAGCTTCTAAATTTTCAGACGTAAGTACATAAAACTTAAACTTCATTCTTTATCCTCTTTTAAATCACTGTACATCTCAATAAGATCTGCGGAGAGTATCATACTTTTTACACAGTGTAAAGAGTTTATTTTAAAAAACATCAATTAATTTCTATTTATCTTTATGTACAAGTTTCTGAATAGTTTCTGATTCGTATATCCTTATACCCAACCATATAATAGTAAACAAAGAGGCCGTAGGAGGGAGCCAAGCTACTAAAGAAAGTACTCCTGTTGAAGCGGCTACAATATCTACTGTTTCTTTTACTGATTCTTCTACGGCCATAGTAAGATCCCTTTACTGTTTAGCTTTGTTGTTTAGGAAAGCGAACTGCTCCAAAACCTTATAAGCCTTTGCAACAAACTCATCGTCTTTCGGGGTGTCTGTGTAGTTGCATACAACACTGGCAATAGACACCAGTGAAGTAGCAAGCACATACAGGTCTAGTAGCATACTCACGATGCGGTGTAGCCGTTGCCTGAGACTATGGCGGCATTTGTGGCTGTCATGTCTTCACTGCCCCAATCGTCCTTGGCTACCATTAACTCAAGGTGCTGAGTGTTGCGGTCTACACAGCCTTGGCGGTCTGCGGCATCTTCGTCAGCCATACAGTTGCCTGCGATTACGTCTGTGATTAAAGCTACGCTGTCACCCATTGCTGAGTAGTCTTGTGCGAGTTGTTCTGCTGTACGATCTTCCATTTTATTTATCCTTCTAGGGTTTCTATTCTTGCGGTGAGTTCTTGGATTGCCTTAACCAAGATTGGTATTAGTGCTGCTTCTGCTACTTCCTGAGAACCATCGTCTCTGTCATCCCAAAGCCTAAAGCCGTCCTTCAAGCCGCTGTCAGCATCAATAGCTGTTTTAACTTCTTGGGCTATAAAGCCGTGGTTAGTTTGAGTGTTCTTGAAGACTTCGGTGGAGTCAGCTTCATAGGCGCTAAAAGTTTCAGGTAGTTCACCAAGGGTCTTGTAGTTCCAAGTCCGTGGCCGTAGAGCATTGATAAAGCTAAGACCTGCTGTAGAGTCTGTAATGTCTTTTTTGTAGCGTTGGTCAGATACTGTTGCCCATGTTACGTTTCCGTGTGCTGCTCTGATGTCAGAAGCTCCAGAGCCTAAAGTTGTGTATCCTGCGGCTCCTGCTACGTTATAACCCAAAGCATTTGCACCATTAGTTGTCGCGCTCGTTCCATGACTAAAAGCTCCTACAAAGGTGTTAAAATCACCTGTTGTGGTCGTTACTGCTTCTATTCCTGAAACGAAGCCTATAAATACGTTTGAATCGCCCGTGGTTACGGACGCGCCTGCTGACGTACCAAGCGCGGTATTGCGTATGCCTGTGGTGTTTGCGGCTAAAGAATCATTACCGACTGCTGTGTTGTTAGCTGCTGTATTATTTATAAGTGCTTGAGTACCAACAGCAGTGTTGTTACTGCTTGTTGTATTTGCCTGTAAAGCATCCATTCCAATAGCTACGTTATTATTTCCAGTTGTATTACTGTCTAAACTGTCTTTACCCACCGCTACGTTACTAGTGCCTGTGGTGTTTGCGGTTAAAGATAAAGCACCAACGGCAACATTAGAAGCACCTGTGGTGTTTGCGCCTAATGAGTTCCTACCAACACCAGTATTTTCACTACCTGTTGTATTAGCTTTCATTGCTTCTCTACCAACAGCAACATTTAAGTCACCTGTGGTGTTTTTAAATAATGAGTTCAGACCAACTGCTGTGTTGTTTGAAGCTGTAGTATTTTTCTCTAAAGCCTGATGACCTAAAGCA